CGATTTTCTATAGAGATTTTCCGATCAGATTCGGCTCAAAACTATTCGCCTGAGTAATCCCTTACGGGACACCAGACAATATGGAAAGCCACGTCCCATCTTTTTCTAAACGAGAGTATGGAAAGGGCAAAACCCCGAAGGGTAATTGCATCAATCCATACACAAATCGCAAGCTGAACAAAGAGACGGAAAATCCCGGTAACTACCTGTTTCTGTAAAGCCGAACTTCACAGCAGTACTTGCATCCTTCATGAGTGGAACGAAATATTCGGGATTAGGTTCCTGAATAACATCGAGGTCTAAACTAACCGCGTGCATAACGCACGGGTCAGGAATAAACATCCACAACATGAAAAGTAGCGCATACACCCAGACAGCACCAAGGAGATACCAGATAAAAGACGGACCATGCGAACCACCTAAGGTTGCATAGGGTCTTAAATCTGGACCGACAAACTCTAAGTCCAACAAAGTTAAGAAAGCATAAATCCCAAAGGATCATGCTAACAAAACTCTTCAAGGAAAGAATGAGTAGTCCCCTCTCGGGAACCACGCATCAAACGTGACTTTCTGAAAAGGTCCCCACGCTCCTGGTAACTTTTTCTCAAGCAACCTCCGCTCAGAAGATACAAAAAAGGAATTTCATCGCACCCAGTCTCGGTACGCTAGTTGTAAATCAGTAAACTGATTCACACTAGCAACCGGGGCAAATCACCCCAAAGAACATATTTGAGTAGATCGCTCTTCATACACCATATTCCCTTCTCGTAGAAACTCTGCAAACTGCAGTAGTTGAACTACCGACAATCCCTCCAACGTTCGAACACCACTTCCAAAGAAAGACTCTAATTCAAAGTCTAACCCAGGAAGTACCTGTTGGGAATTCAATCCCATCGGGTACAAAGTGGCGTGAATAAAACGATTCACATCGGAGTTGCGAAGCTGGATAAAGAAAGGATGGTGAGCTGAAAGAGCAGAATCACGGTATCGTTGATCGTCAAGTCTTCTCATCAACACAGTTAACCTACCAGTACGAACGCGAAGCAGCTCATGGATTAATCCAATTGCCCCTTCGACGTCAATACGATAGGAAGAATTATAACTGCGCATCGAGATCCAAGACAACCAATCTAGATACCTAGATCGATCCAAAACAAAATACATTCTGAGGCGATGGGGCATGGATCAGACATTAGCCAAAACCTTTGACCTGGCCTTAAACCCGCTTCCCCGAAGCTTCAAATAGGAACTGAATGAGTAGTCATGCTTTCGCATAAACTCACTCATCACACTTGTAGACAAGGTCGTAACTATTATATCCCGAAAAGGGACATAAAAAGCTCGTTTCCCGTCGACAAAGAATTTCTTAGCAAATTCCAAGGTCCAAGAATTCTTGGAAACCAAGGATTTCGCTAACCCTATCTCCACTCCAAGGATTTTAGTCATTATATAATAATAACTATGGGCGACCTTCGGGTCAAAGATGACAATGTCATCCCCCAATACCACATAATCCTTAAAATATCATTTACCTAATTGTGAAGCTCCACAAACGTATGCGGCCCACTGGACAATAATATGATGCGATATGGCAAGCATAGTTCAGGACGATAGAGCACCCATCGGTTGGCCTACAGCGTAGGCAACCGAGGTCTCCTTTATACCGTAAATCTCACGAGCCCTAGAAGGGACCTGATACTTACGAGTAACCAGGATATTCGCCCAAGCTGCAGCAGCCTTATAACCCATTAAAGGAGCTAGGATATACACCTGTAATAAAACAGGTAATCGATCCGTCGCCGCAGACAGGTCGTATGAGAAGGCCTTAGCCTTCCGATACTTCGCCATCAACGGCAATTTTCGCTCTAAAGCACCAATCTGATCAAAGGTAGCGTCCTCGTCTAAACGACGGAGGACGTCCTGAAGCAGACGGTGCAAAGGGTAAAAGAGCCACTGAGTCCAGACATCTACCATCGCAAAAACCCGAACTTTCCCCGCCGGTTCGTTCTTAAACCCCAACTTACCCAGATACCGAGAATAACGTCCTTCAGAGTATAAGTGACCAGGTATATAATCTGGTACTTTATACTCGGACGTTCCCGAATATCATAGGTTCGAAAGGAAAAACTCCATACTATCGGTATTCTCAAGGTAGATACGTAGATGTTCCAAGAATCACTCATTCCGTTTGGCTAACCAAACTCGCGATGAAGCGAGGATGGACCAATAAGAAGAGGAGTAATATCGAGGATACAAATAACGTCTTTCCTTGTCCCGACTCCAAACTAAGTTTGAGGTCGAAGGAGAAGAAGTCCCAATAGGAAATGGAATTATCGGACTGGTTTTCCATTGTTTCTGTAAATCTTCCAGACCTAAGCGCTCCCAAAACCGGTCAATAACCCTTTTTAAAGGGTCTATTA